TGCTGCGTGTGAGCTTTTTCATTGCGTCGTACCATTCGCCGCGACCACGGGCAAGCAGCCCGTCCACACCCTCACGGACCATCTGGTACGGACCATCCCCACGGAACCTCTCGCCGATGAAGGCAGCACCTGTCATGGCGTACTCAAGCCAATGGAGTTCGGACTTGGCCTGGTCAAAGTCATCGCCCATCAGTGGGGCAATGCCGATGTCTGGGTGGGTGTTGGCAAGGGTCTCGCAGAACTTCTGGATGCCCTCAACGTAGCCGTGCTGCTCCTGGAAGAACTGCGCGACAACTGATTCTGTTCCAGGGTTAGTCCCAACGAAGACGCTGTGCAGTTCATTGCGGAGGTCCATAACCGCCTTGCCAGCGTAGCCACCAGCAATCTTGCCGCGTGGACCCTCTGGGTATCCAGCGTAGTCTCGGAGTCGAGCGGTGCTGCCGTAATAGACAACCCGTGGCTTGTCTCCTGCTGGGCGTTCAACCGTTGGCTTGTACAGCTCTGGATCAATGGCGTTGCGAATGACGCGGATGTTGTCATTGAATCGCGCGTAGCGCCGAGCAATGGTGTTCGTAGAGGTGGTGACCAGATCGGCACGCTTTGCCATCTGCTCAATCATCTCGTACTCTGGGATTACATCCTTGAGGTAACCGTTCCACGGTCGAATATTGAAGTGGTCATCGTCGGTCTCGTAGACGATAGCCTTGCCGTGGTTGGCATACTGGAACGTGGGCCAGAGGAGCCGCGTAATAAGATCGCGCTCTTTCCAGCCGTGCTCATGCTTCATCGCCTCTGCGTAGGAGAAGGTGACGAATCCGCACTCTTCTGTTTTGCAGCAGATCGTGGTGTTGTAGTAGCGTCGGAAGACAACGACGTCTGCCCAGTCCACATCAGAAGTGTCAAAGTCCACAAGGCCTTTAGCCATCGCTTCTGGGAGGAGCAGGTTCTCCCCGCCCTCTTTGATCTTCATCCCGACCTTGTTCAGCCCGCGATATTCAACGCCGAGCTTCTTCAGTTCTTCGGTAAACTGGTGACCACGGAAGTAGGCACATGGCCCTTCCTCAACGTGTCCCCAAACTAGGACTTTCAGCATATCGACCCCAGCGAGCATAGAGGCTCGCAAACTCTTGAGAGGTATCTAGGTACCACCCTGACCCTTTTCGAGGCTCCTAGCGCGTCTGGCGTGCCTCTGCGTTGATTCTAGCGGGACTCCCCCGCCCAGTCAAAGACTGGACGGGGGTATCGGCGTCCCTACCGATTAGACTCCGACCGTGGCCTGGGTCTTGACGACGCGGTAACGGGCGCCTGCCTCATCGAGGAGGAGCGAACCGAAGCGCATCTTGTAACCCAACAGCGCCTTCTGTGCGAGTGGGTCGGTGTGGTCGCCACCAGGGGCTACGAAGTAGCTCTGGAGGGTCTGGCTGTCGCCAATTGCGTAGGCGTCAGGGCCAAGGAACAGGGCGGCGTACACGTTGCCAGCCGAAGCGCCAGCGGTCGTGTAGACCTTGGCGTCCGAAGACACAATGAAGCGAACGCCAGCGAACATACCAATCTCGCCCGTGAGCAGATCGGTGTTGTCCACGTACTTGCGCGACTCAATCCAGCCGTTTACGGCGGTATCGCTGATCAAGTCATACTCCTGTGAAGGATGGATGATTGCGCGATACGTGCCATCAGCGAACTGAGGAACGTTGGAACCCTTGAGTCGAGCAACGATCTGCTTGACAAAGGCGCCATTGAGAACACCAGCAGCAGCAACGGCGCTGTTCGCGGCGTTCTGGGTGAGGGTGCCCGATGCGGTTGCGCCGAAGACGGCAGCGGTTGCCGCGTTCGAGTGCAGGTTGTCGCGGACCAGCTGGTCCATTGAGCGAACTGCCTGATACGCCACGCGCTCGGCAGCAATGCTGATGAGATCATGTGGCGAGTCAATGTTGGCAAGGTCCGAGATTGCGATCGTTGAACCGTACTGCGTAGCAGTGAAGTACTCGGATGAAATCGTCAGAGCCTGGTCAACAGGCGGGGCGCCTTCCGTAAGCGGGGTCGTGTTGACACCAAGGTCAGCATAACGAGCGTAGCGGAGGGTGTTCGTGCCCTTGATAAAGCGAGCTGGGACATACATCCCTGGCATCGCGTGAACAGCACGTGCGCGCAGTTCCTCTAGAGCGCGTGCAGAAACAAGTTCCTGTACGAGATCAGAGAAACCCGACGTGCTGGTAGTTGTGGTAGCCATGAAGCTACTCCTTCCTAATCAGCGAATGGATTACCCAGTCCCTTGAGCTTCTCAGTGATGCTCTTGGAATCTGGCTTAGTAATTGGCGCAGCGGTTGCCCGACGCGCATTGTTTGGATCAACGATGGCGGGCGCCGTCTCGACCTGCTCCTTGGATGAGGCAGCATCTCGGATGAACTTCTCTAGCGCAGCAGCGCGAGAGGTCTCATCAAGACCACTGGTATCCTTCTGGAACTGGTAAGCGAGAGGGAATTCCCGCGCTAATCGCTCTTCTTTCGCGGCAGCCTCGGCAGCAGCGGCCTTTGACTCCAGGTCTCGAATCTTGGCTTGCGCCTTCTCGAACTCCGTCATCTGAGCCTGCTCCTGCTCCGCCTTCCAGCGAGAGAGTTCCTCTGCCTTGGACTTGATATCATCAAGTTCCTTCTTGGCAGCGGTGAGCGCCTGATCCTTGCCTGCTAGACGCTTCTTCCAAGTGGCGACATCACCGTCGTTCTCAGTGGGCACAGTAGCTACCTCTGGGGCAACTACCTCAGCCGACTGGTCCACGACGCTGTTCACGACTTCTTCAGCCACAGCATTTTCTCCTTCTTTACAACCCACCCCAACACAGTGTCAGGGGTTTATTTATTCATTTCCGCGAATGCCCAAGACCGCGTTCTGTACTTCTTCTGGGCTTGGAATATTGGACTCAATTAAGTTGGTAATGTTTTGGTTCACTTGCGTAATATCTTGAGCGGATTGGAACCCCTCAAGAACGGTGGTGCTCTGGCCAAGGATTGTTCCCTGACCGATCTGATCAATAAGGCGATCTGGAATCTTCCCAATTTCGCCAAGGTTAAGTTCTGTACCCTTGGCTCCTGGCTGGATGACACCACGTCGAATCCACGCTGGCATATTGAATCCCATGCCATCTGGGGTTACTGGGAGAAGCGTGGTCAGCAGATACAGTAGGGCATCGTTTGTCACGATGTCGCTAATCAAGCCACGATCACTGTTAATTGAGTTGTTGACCTCTTCGACAACCTTGTCCCAAGTGTAGTATCCGAGTGCTGGTGCATAAACATTCTTACCCACTGGGGTCTTGAACATGATCTTAAGCAACCCTGGGATTGCCTTCTGCGTCATGTACGAGTATGGATATACACCAAGGAATGGGTGGTTCAGGCTTCGCTCCAGCCAACTTCGGTGGCTAGAGAAGTATTGCGCCTTGTCTGCCGCTCGGCTTCCACGAAGGAGTGCAGTCTCATAGGCTGCAATCGTCGAGGCAGCAATGTCACGAGCAGCCTGTCCATTTACCCCAACTTCCTTGAGGGCTTGCTCAGCAAGGCTTCGTGCCATCTTGCCCTCCGCCTTCACCACTTGAGCGAAACGGATAGGGTCTGCCTGGAGCAGGTAGTCGGCAATGAGCCGTTCTGCAACTTGGTCCGCGCTGGTCACGCCATAGTGAGAGGCAAGTTCATTCAGCTTGCCTGGAGCCATTCGATTGATATTGTCAAGGATCTCGCGGGCGGCAAACTGATCGGACATGATGTCGCGGGCAACTTCCTTTGCTGCCTTCACGCCATCAATAGAGAAGGCGCTCTTGACGCCTTCCTTGGTAACCAGTCCATCTGTTGCCGCGCGAACGCCGCCAGTCTTGAGCGCAAGGATTCTGTTGGCAACTCGCTCCTTAAATGTTGGTGAAGCTTCAACGGCAGCGGTCATGCTTCTTGACGCACGTGCTCGCATTCTCATAGTTCCGTCGTTGATTTCTCGGTTGACGTTTCTTGGGTCAAGGTGCGCCTTGCGGAGGATCGCCCCCTTGATATCCCCAAGCCCCTCAATGGCAACTTCCTTCTGCACGTTGTGGACGATGTTCATGATGTTCGTTTCCGAACGCTCAAGCACAAGGTTGAAGAACGGGTTGAGTCGACCGAATCGTGCCTCTGGGTAGAGTCGGTCCGTAATGACCGTGATCTCAGGGAAGATTGCCTTTACCCTGCCAGTGAAGCCAGAGGTAAGACCAGCGACGGCGTAGTCCCCAGCGGCGGCATCCACAACCATCTTGATTGGGTTGGTTCCGCTATCGGCAAGTCTACCATACGCATCGCCCATTTCCTCTCGGAAGATCTTCTCCACCTCAGTCTTATCAAGGAAGAGAGCCTTGGGCTGGATGCCCTTCTCGGCAGCCAATGAGGTGACGCGAGACATGATCCTTCGGGATGCGTTGACGGAGATGCCAGTCTTGGAGACCATGTTCGTGACGAACCGCTCAACGATGTTGTTCTTGGTAATCTCTGATCCGTACTCCCTGGTGAGGGAACTCCAGACCCTTCCCAGCTTCGTTGGGCGCAGGGTCTCATTGGCAATCGCCTTGTCAAATTCCCCAGTGCCCTTGAGGTTGGTATCTACGTTGTCAATCATGTCGGAGAACGGCGTTAGAACTTCCGCGATCTTCTCCCGACCGTGGTGGTCAGTGACGAGCGACCGAACGCTAACGAGGCCATCTTCTGGGGCAAGCCCAAGTCGGTACCCCATAGCAAGCAGGCGCTGCTCAACGTTTCTAATCTGGGCGATACCTTGGTCTTTTGCTGCCTCCGCAACAATAGCCGTCCGCTCCTTCTCGTTCAGTTCTCGGACCGTTCGATTCTTGATCTTATTCAGATATTCAAAGATGCTGTCTCGCGTATGCGTGCCTCCAGTTCCAGCAAAAACGCCAAACTCATCGTAGTTTGAGACAAGGCTATCTGAGATCTGGTCCAATTCCTTCTTGGCGGCAGCCGCCCCGCTACCCTTGGACTTTGCGATTGGCTTAAGTTCCTCAATGCGGGCAAGGATTGCCTTTGCGTCGGTCTGGGTAATGCTGCGCTTTGAGGTGATGGTAATTCTGGATAGGTCAATATCCTTGTTGCCAACGCGAAGAATCTTGCCCTTAAGCAGGCTTCGCAGGCTTCCAAGTTCTCGCATTGCCTGACCAAGGTTGGCACTTCGGGCGAACGCCAGTACATCCGTGAGGGCGGCAATGTCGCCTTGGTGCTTAGCAAAGAGGGAACGCGCTAGGTTGGCAGCGTCCGCTTCTTTCATGCCAAATCCAGCGGCTAGGTCTTGGGTCAGTTCCTGGATGCCGACTGCTGGGTTGCTTGCCGCTGGTACGCGGTCAAGCTTTGCCTCAGAGATAACACGAATACCATCTTCGGTTGCGAGTCGGGAGTCAAGGTCAACCTTATACTGGGAAATCCTAGTAATAAGATCCTTCTGCCTGCGGACCTGAGCGTTGGCAACGAATGACTGAACCTGGTCTCTCTGGTCAATCAGCCTTCGTCGGAGTTCGTCACCGCGAACCTGCTTCTTGAGTCCGTCTGCAACATTGGCGAAAAGATCGTCTACAAGCTTCGCTGGGACGTTAAGTTCAATAAGAATATTACCAAGGTTGTCACCCTCTCGACCAGCAGCGGTGGCAAGGATCTGCGCCTTGGTCTTTCCCTCTGCGGTCAGTCGGATGATGTCGCTAATGACGTTATCGGAGAAGTCGCGGGCAACAGATCCGACAATGGCGGTCTTGGCTCGAACTGCACCAGACTTAACTGCATTCATAAAGGTTGCGGCGTGATTAGTCAGACCCCTGTTTGCCAACTCGCGGCCACCAAGAGCGGTTACGTCATCAAGGAATCCGTCAATGACCCGTGGTCGGTAAGCGCGAAGGGCGCCAGTCGCAACTTCCTTGACAATGGTTGAACTCAGTTTCCTTGCAGATCCATTGACCTGACCAAGGGTGGCCTTGTAGATTCCGCCAGCCCAGTCCCACTTCTTTAGGAACTCAGCCTGGGCGCGGTAGCCGTCGGCAATCTCCTTGTTTCCCTGCTTGGCAGCCTGCTTCGCAAGACCGAGAAGTTTTGATTCTCCCATTGCATTGAGGAGCATGGCTTCCTTGCCGATGGAGGCAAACTTACCAACGCCAGGAAGAATGAAGTTTACTGGGTCAAGGAGTAGTTCGTAGATAAAGTTCATGGCACCGTCCTCGGAGAACCCTTTGCCATCCTTGACGAGTTGCCGTGCTGCGTCCTCAATCGAACCGCCAGCGCGTACGGAGTCAACAGCGGCCTGCGGAGCGTCGCCAAAGATTGTGGTGACAAAGCCCCTTTGCCCGCTTTTTGTTTCGCGGATTCTTGCCCCAGCAACCTGCTCACCGACAAAACGACTGCCTGCTCCAAGGGCAGTCAGTCCGCCCTCAAGGGCGCCGCCAACGATGTCCAATGGGATGCCCGCAATCTCTGCAAGATTCTTCTTCCCACCGATGTCGACACGGACGCTCTCCAAAGCGCGGACACCAGTACCGATGGTTGCGTCAGCGATAGTGCCAACGGCACCGATCACTGGCTTGGTGATGCCGCCAAGGATCGGGAGGTTCTCTGCAATAGAGACAATACCCTTGCCCAATCCAATGATGGCATTGTTTGTGTTGCCAATGGAACTTTTGATCGTCCCCGAAGGGTCAGCAATGCTTACCGCGATCTTACCCGCAGAGGTAATGGTGGTGTCAGTGTTCTCCCTAAAGAACGGGCTGTTCTGCGCTGGGGAAGACCCGCTGCGAGATGAACCCTTCTTTGGTCCTAGAACTCCACCCATTACCGACCACCCCGTCTTACTGTTGTTTGACTCTGCACTACTGGCAGCGTTCCCTTGAATGCAGCCGACTCATACTTCTGAGTCATTGGGTTAACCGATGGAACCGCTGGCGCTGGGATTGCTGGCTTTGGACCAACGACGCTAACGTCTGGAATACCTGGCCGAACGCCAGCAGTCTCTGGGATCGCTGGGGCGTTAAGCTTCCTAAAGAATCGATCCTCAAGGGCTGGCGCTGGCTTTGCCCCAGTTGGGGAGATAACTGGCGTTGAGTAGTAGAACTGCTCACGCTGCTCCTTCATGGAAGGATCTTGATTAAGAATCGTTCTATTGACATCGTTGATCGTATCTAGCGGGCTTTGTTTCCCTTGGGCTAGACCCTGAGCAAAGCCAACGATACCAGCACCGATGGCTGCTGGAACGGCGCCAATACCAGTAAATCCACCAGCGACAAATGCTGGCGCAGCAAATGCTGCGGCCATTCCAAGAGCATCAGATCTCGGCTGGGTCGCCTCTGGTGTCCCAGCCTTCCATCGGTAGCCACCATTGACAATCTCAAGTTTATCCTGGTTCGCCTCAACGAACAGCCACGCCTTCTCCAGGTCCGTATTGCCTTGGAGTCGAGCAATCTCTGCTCGTCCCGCTGGCGTAGTTGCAGCTGGGGTTTCGCTGATCTGTCCAACTTGGATTCTGTTTGCATCTGCAAGAATATCATTTGCAATGTTTGTTCCGCCCATCGCGTCACCGCCAAGGGCTGGAAGAACGTTGGCAACAAGCCCAGATGCAGTTCGGAGATCGTCTGGGGAAAGAACTAGTTCCGTCTTATTTCGGTCAAACCCGCCCTCGCTTCTAAAGTCACCAGTGAATGGAACTTGCGTTTCAACGGCTAGTTTAACTGTACTGTAAAGCGGGACGGTCTTTCCAGTGCTGGAAAGAGTTGCTCCGTCTGGAAGTTGGAATCCAGAAATTTTGTCTCCGTTGATGCCAGCAGGGGGGACCTCCATAACGTATCCCTTGAGATCCGTGACGATTGGAGCTGATCCGTCTTGCTTATCGTACACCCAGCCCAACTGGGTGCCTCTATTGTCAGAAAGTTTTGTTCCCTGAACGGAGGTAACGTAGGAGATAATCTCTCCGTTGACCCTCGCAAATTCAACAAACTGGTAACTTCCAAGTGCTGATCGACCAGCAGGTCGGCCAGCAACGAAGACAAACTCTCCGCTCGCTTCGTCAAACTTCTGGTACCCCTCGCCCCTTCGCATTGAAATAAGGTTTCTCTTATTTTGCTCAACCGTTGTAAAGTCCAGTGGGGTTTGTGGGTTAACAGTACTGGTCAATGTTTGAGCAGTCCCATCTGACGCACCAGTCATTGCGTTGTATTCATTTTGGGCCAATGCGAGGTACTGAGGAGGGAGTCCGTTCGCATTAAGCGATCCGTACTTTGACTCTGCCCCAGAAAGATAATTGGTCCACTCTGTGTTGAGTTGCTCAATCTTTGCGACATCACCATTTGCTGCGGCAATATCCCTAAGCCACTTGGTGCTTTGGAAGTCAAATTTTGCAACTTCGCTAAGATTGCCAGCCGACAGGTTTGAGTTGTACCATTCCTCTGTGTTGTTGGCACCACCATTCGATGCAAGCTGATAGGCGTCTGCATATCCGCTATTGAGCCTATCACCAACGTAAATGTTTAGGCTGGCACTGTCTGTAATTCCAAGGGCGGCAAGCGTTGGGTAGCCATTTGGGTTTTCGTCCAGAGCCTCTCCAAGAAGTAGGATTAGTGCTGGGTTGTCCGTAATTTCCTTCAGGCTATCTTTTCCGCTTTCAAGAACCTGTGAGCCAGTCCTAACCCCACCAGATGGGTTCAGGGATAGGGCAAGGTCAACAATGACGTCAATCTCGCTAAGGGTAGTGCTGATTCTCTGCGCGACCACTGAGCCAGATCCAACACCGCCACCGTTGTCCGCCGTTACCTGTGCGGCAACCGCAGTGGTGTATAGGATGCTGTCCTTCTTAATGCCAGCGGCAAGGAGTGCATTCTGGAATCCCTTTGCCCAATTAGCGTACTGGCCAGCGGTAATTGTTCCAGCACGTAGTCGATTGTCCCACTTGGTCTTCTCTGCGTTCCACTCGTAGGTGTAGGCATTGACGATGGTCTCATAACGCTTTGGATCTTCTGGGTCCATCTGGGCAATGATCGCAGCAGCAAGTTCTCTGTATTCGCTGGCAGTAATCTCGCCTCGACCAAGTGCCTCACCCTGATAGCCAATGTACGACTTATTGATGTCACTCATTGCGCTTGCGTAGGTCTCAAGATCTTGCGGGTCGCTGGAGTTACCCGCTTCGTTCTCTAGGAAGTTTACGATGTCGTCGTAGTTGGCACCACTGCTGTCATTGAAGTCGTTGATCAAGGTATTGTATTGCTTCTTGATATCGTAGTTGTTGAGTTCGGATTTCTTCTGGACGATAGCCTGGTACTCTAGGGTTCCAGGGGAATACCCAGCATTCCTTGCCCACTCGTCGTAGAACGCCTGAATGTCATCAGCGGTTGGAACGGCGCCATTGTAGGCAGTTCCAGTTCGATAGGCATTGAGCAACGCCTGCTCCTCTGCGGAGTTTCGCTCGCGCAGAAGGTTAGCAATCAGCGCGGTAAGGTTCTGTCCGCCCGAATTCGGGCTTGTGAAGCGTCCTCGTCGTGCCATTATGCAGGTACCTCATCTGTGCCAGCCATCGGCGGGAGAAGGTTTTCTTCCCCTGGCGCTGCGGCGTTTTCGGGCAGAGCTTCAGGCGGCAACTGCGCCTGGTTCTCTGGTTGGTTTAGGGACTGGCTCCCAGGAACACCCTGCTGCATCGTGCGCTGGGCATTTTCAGCCTGTTGCTGCGTCAGCATTGCCTGCTCCTGGACTTGGGCCTGATTCTGCATCTGCATCTGCTGCATCTGCTGCATCACCTGGGCCATCGTTGCGACGGATGCAGGGTTCAGTGTGGCGTCAGTCTGCTCATCGCGGATGAGGTCCTTCTCGCCAATCGGATCTTCCACACCCACGCGATCCATGGCACGCTCGGCGCTCCACAATCGGTTCTGGACCAGGTTGATCGCGGTGCTGGCAAGTTCCAGCGTGTCTCGTGGCGTGAGTTCTGGGGCGACGACATCAATGCGGTATTCGCCATCGATGATCTGCCGAACGGCTGGATTCTTGATTTCCCAGATGCGTGCGCACATCTCCCAGACCTGTCGCATCCACTGGTAGAACACCTTGCGCTTAGGAGCAAGGCGTGCTTCGTAGTTGGCAATGAGCGCGGCAATGGCTCGTGACGAACCAAGCACCTGCGCTGGTGCGAGACCAAGGAGCAGGTCGTTCAAGCCTGTTGCCACGGCAAGTTCTCGGTCGATACGACCAATGTACTGCTCAATCTGGAACGAAGGGATGAACGGCTGGATGGCACGGAGTTCGTTGCCAGGTCCAGGGGTGGCGACGCGACCTGGCTTTGGTAGCGCGTTTGGCGGTACCTCATCAGGAGCCTCTGGTCCAACGAGCTGCCACATCTGCCCACCGACGATGGACTGAATCATCTGCGCCATGGCGGTGACTCGCTCGTCCTTCTCTCGGAGCAACTGCTCGGCGTCGTAGAGTGCTGGCTTACCGTATGGGCTGCCAGGGATCTTGCCGTTTGGCAGGTGGACATACGGGATCATTCCCTGGTACTCAGGATGTGCTTCGTTCTTTACCAGCGAGTTGCCGACAAAGATGGCATTGTACACAAGCGGCGCTCGACCTGGCTTGGTTGGCACCTTGTACCAGTAGTCGTAGACCTCAACCTGCATCTGCTCGTAGGCAGTCTCGCGGCGGAGCGGATTGCGCTCAAAGGTGTTAGACCACACGTTTCCGATTGGGTCAGCGTGGGTACCACGGGTGGTGTATGGGAAGTACTTGTCGCCCTGCTTGACGGGGATGACGTCCACGCCGTAGTCCTCCTGGACTGACTGTGGCGACATACCGTAGCAGTAGAGCGCCCAGTCTAGGCGATTGAAGTCGCTATCACCGAACCCAAGGTAGAGATTCTCTGGTCGCTCAATGACGGTAACCTTTGGAAGTTCCGCGACTGGATCCCAATAGACCTTGGCTGCGGTGTGGCCGTAGAGTTCCTTGAGGAGGGCAGCGTGCTCGTGGAGCAGGTCCATCTCATTGGCGTCCCACCAACGGAAGTAGAGCTGCTCACGCATCTGCGCGGCTGCTCGGTCTTCGGTCGTTGAGCCAGTTGGAACGTAGTTGATGACTGGTCGCACAGCCTGGATGGAGGCTGGGATCTGGACATAGGCGTGGTGGATGTTGACCGAGACGTGTGCTCGACCAGCGAGTCGTGCGCTTGGATCATCTGCCCAGTGGTCAGCGCCACCAAGGGTGATGGTCTCTGGATGGTAGAGGTTGTCCATGCGTCGGAAGAGCGAGCGAAGTCGGTTCTGCTCTGGCTCAACCAACTGCTTTCGACCAAGGATTTCCTGAAGCAGAAGGTGCGACTCGTCCTGGTTTGGGTCAATGCCCTGACCACTGAGTGAGGTCTCCAACATCTTGACGGAAGCCTGTTCGCCAAGGGTGAGCTTCTCAAAGTTCGGCTTGATGCGTGAAGAGGCGCGGTTACGTGCCGTGATGGATGGATCGTTGATACCGATGCCAACGCCGCCAGCGACTGGTCGGTTTGCCTGACCCTTGACAGAACCTTGCTTGTTGACGGTAATGTTGGTGAATACTGGGGCGGTGGCAATTGGCTTGCCGCCAGCAGCAGCCGCAACGATACGCTGACCCTTTGCTAGTTTACGCGCCTTCTCGGTGGCAGAGCCAATAGAGGCAATCTGCTCAGGCGTGGCGATATCAGGGTCAGTCGTGTACTGCGCTGGAATCGCCCGCGTTCCTTCGAACGCTGCGGGGATCTTTCGTACCTTGTCGGCCATCAGTCACTCACTCCAAAATATGTGAACACTGGATCGTTCACGGGCTTCTCTGGGTTTCGCAAAGCGTGTCGCACAGCAATGGCCAGTGCCATCACTGCATCTTGCTCCAGCTTCTTATCATCCAATTTGTAGGTGAGGAGTTGCCTGCGCATCTCATCCCACGCACCGCCAGTTGGCAGTTCGATTTGTCCCTTGTCTAGGACCGCCTTCAAGTCATTGAGGAGTTCCACCTTCTTCGCCTTGGTGCCACCGAAGTCAAACCCTCGGAGGGGGCGGATGATGCTGAACTCCTGTTGAAATAGTCGTCCACCGAGTCCTGTGGAGTCGACGATGGTGGTGCAGTACGCACCGTCCTGTTGGTAGAGGAGATGTCCTTCGCGGACCATGTTCACGACGGCAGAGATACTCTGCTTGCCGCCACGCTTTCTAATCCGCGTGCCGCGAAGGAGTTTTCTGTCAGTAATGTCGAGTGTAATCGCCCACGTTGCGTCATGTGAAATCCCTGGGTCTACACCCTGGACATACTTATGGTGACGTGTCGGGCCTAACTCTGCGACTCCTGATTTGAATACTGCCTGAATGGATTGAGACCAGAAGAATGCGTCTCGTGCCTCAATG